AAAAACTGTACTATTACCACCAGTGCGCCCACTGGTGTTCATTGAACTACCTGCAAACTGCGAAGCGCCTCCGAGAGCACCTCCCATGTTAAAACTTCCGGCTGTAGCGCCTGCAGAGGCTCCAGGCATACCACCGCCTCCGTAACCCCCAAGAGCTACCATAGTCCCGAAATCTAGCATTGGTGCAAATCTTTCCCAACCACCTCTCTTAGCGGCTCGTCGCTCGTCTAATGCCGCAGCAATGTTAGCCTCTGAACCAAGCTCTCCTTGTAGTTTTTCCCAATCTAATTCAGTTAAACCTGCACTCCATAACCGGGCAGTCTCTGGGCCGAACCTTAACCTCTCTATCATCCTATCTTGTTCCTTGCCATATCCTGCAATATCTTTGTCATAATCTCTTCCGTACTGGTCATAAGTCCCTTGAACTGCCAATAAGTCTGATATTCTTTGTCTTTGGAGGTCTGCAAAAGTACTAGCTTGTCTACGATGTAGATCTCCAGCTTGTGCTGCCGTTCCTGAACTCATGCCGCCTACATTAAACAGTTTAGATAACGCATTTGAGGTAGCAAAATCTTCTTCCCTTTGTCCCTGCTCCATAGTAGTAGTAAGCAAATCGTCAAGTCTTCCTCCGGTTAATACTGAGGGGTCTACGCCAAATAAATCTCTTCGTTGCGCTTCCCGTGCTTGTCTATTTTGTTCAGCTTCTCCAAATAAACTAGTGTATCTATTAAATATATTTTCTTGGTCTGGAGAGAATTGGGCGCTTACTCCACTGCGATCTGCAGTAGCAGACCCAAAAGGGTCGTTGTAATACCCCGGAGTCACATCAAACTCCCTGTAGGCTCTAGCAGCCCTATCTGCATGTGCTCTTTGGTATGCACTTGTATCTTTCCGACCACCAAAAGCTGACTGAAGAATAGACCCTAGAAAAAATTCTGGTTGTCCTGTAACGGGGTTAATAGAGTTAGCATCAGAACCAACAGTATACCTGTCGGGATCTAGCCCTACTTCTTGCATACTCATGCTAATATCTCTATCTACACTTTCTGGAAGTACGCCTCGGGGAGGAAGGACTCTTTCACCACCGCCTATATGAGCAAGGTAGTTGTCTCCAAACCTCCCAAAGCTTTTGAGCAACTCTGCCTCTGAATTAATTGTCATCTCTTATCTCCACCAAAGTTTCTTTAAAATTGTAATTTTATCTACACACCCTTTTGGTATTACCGTATCAAAACTTAGCAAGCCTTCTTCTCCGTGCCAACCAACTGTTGATACGACAAGTAAAAAGTCTTCATTATTTTCCAAGATTATCCCTGGAGTCTTTACTGTCGCTGTTGTCATCCCACTCGTTGAATCGAACCAACCCGCGTGGGTCGAGGTTATATCCTGCCAAGTCACCAGAACTAATGGCCGCTTCTTTAGCTCGTTGAAACTCCAACACAGCGACTGTGGCTCTTTCAACCCCATCAACAACCTCTTTTTTCATTTGACTAATTTCTGCTGCGGGTCTGTGGGCAGTCTGTATAAGTTCTACCATCAAAGCTTGTGACATCGTAAAACCGCAGCCGCTTTTTATTACTTGATTCCCATTCGCCTTATCTGTCCAAACCTGTTCCCACCAAGCTGGACAACCGTCCTCTTTGCTACTTTGTGGACACCTTTTACAATTAAAAGCGTTTTTATACCTTGCATGTGTAACAACCTCAGACTCCATATTTGCCTAATCTTTTGAGCAAGCTATTACTTCTACGTGTGCAGGTCTCCAATTACCAGATTGCATCGTACCACTTGCCGGTGCAATATTATCAATAGTAACCGTAGTTGATACGTTGGCAGCATTTGATGCAGCCGTAGCTCCGGTAATAGCGTGATTATGCGCCGCATGTAACCAGGTGCCATTATCAAGTATATTGGCGTTATCTACAGCATTAACCCTAGCTCCCGCAGCAAGATTACCGACTGCGTGGGTGTGGGAAGGCATAGACCCAGAAAATGCAGTAGACGGAAAATTCATTTTCAATTCTGTATCAGATACTGTCCAATTACCCGCTGTATCTGGTGACCCATCATCTGTAACACTAGACTTAATAATAGGTACTACATTATTCCAAGTAGTAGAAAGTGTCCACCCATTAGGCGCTGCTGTCCTTACAAACAACATCATAGTACCTGAAGGTATATCAGAAGATGTTGAGTCTCGTTTACTTGAAATCGCAGTAGCTATGGCACTAAACTCTGTGTCAACGTCACTACCTTTAATAACCTTTGATGCGTTACCAGAGGCGAGACTATCTTTTGCAGAAAAGTCTGTGGTTTGTGAATAATTACTCATACTTACCTATCCTCTCGTCCTAATTTCATAAAAAGTGACAACTGTTCTACACAAATCTCGCTACCAGTTGATTCAATTTTAAACCCAACACTCCAGACTCTTCCTTCTTTTGAGGCAGAGGTTTTCAATCTTGACAAAGAAAGGCCACCTCCCCACTCTGCAACATTCCATTCAGCAGTTCCCCACTCGGCTAGCGTACCAGCGCCGGGAATAGTTAACTGCTTAGATCCCGTCTTTCCAGAAAAGTCAGTAGCCCACTTTATAGTAAACTGCTGACCACTTGCCCCTTCTACTGCGACACCGACTTTCTTTAACATCTTCGTTCTTGAACTATCAAAGTCTGCGTATATACTTTCCCAATCACAAAGGTAACTAGTTGCTACTGCAGAATTAGGAAGTGTGTCTTGAAAGCCACTATATGTACCTATACCCCCCTTAGCACCAATATAAGTTTCTTGTTCATCATAAGCAAAGCTATACCAATCAGTATTAACAAATTTTGTAATTCTTACAGGTGTCTTCTCATCTAAAGTGTGCATGTCTACAACCCAGATATTCCCCGAAGGGGCTTTGAGCCAGTACTGACCCTCTTCTAAGTCATAGTTTGATCTAATAGCAGAGGCACTACCAGAAGTCATATCTGATACCAACTCTCGACGCACTAGCTTTGATACTTCTGCAAGCTCTACTTTATCCGTAGAGAAGATGACTTGTTTTAAAGACCTTATCCCTGTAGCAGAGAGAAAATATAAGTCATTACCAATCCTTTGTATGCTGTCTCTAGCTATACAGCCTACACCCTGGATAATTTGCTCTATACCTAAGCTGCCGGGAGCGTCCGGGCTATTGTAAATTACTATACTATCTCGAAGAAAAGCTACAAGAAACCTGTCAAAAGAAGAAATAGCTGTTAAATTATCATAGCCGTGGGCAACTGCTCCTGCAGTTCCAAGTACATTTATTTCCCCGGCACCCGTTGACCAATGTGTCTCGTCAAGTAACGCACAATAAGATATTATATTTTGAGCAGTGCCTGTATCACCTTTTTGTGCCCAAAGTCTACCAAAGGCGCTATGTAATATATTACCGTCTGGGACTGAACCACTCGCTGCACCGATAGCCGCAAAGTTACCTGTCGTAGCGACAACCATAATGTTAGCTGTCCTTGCACCAATAACTTTGTCGTTAAAGTTCACAAATTGCCAATCATTTCCTCCATTAACAGTGATACCTGTTATATCTTCAAAGTCAGTAAAAGGCGAATCTAATTTAAAAATCTTTTTAGTAGCCGATCCTCCCGAAGCTGTCCGAGCACCTGCGGTAGCTATTAAACTATTACCTCCAGAGTGGTTGTACATAAAGAGTTGTTCAATATCTGGATAATCTAATAAACCTATAAACTTCTCTACTACAGAACCTCCTCCTCCAGCAGTACTACCAGAAGAAACTGTATCTAAGGCTACTATAGTATAAGTATCATCATTAGCTGCTACAGACGCTAAAGTGTGGGAAGCATTAATAACTCCTGCGTCTATTCCGTCAACTGCCGCAGAGCCACTGAACGTAACTACATCTCCTACCGCTCTACCACAATCTGTATGCGCTACAGTCAACACCGTTGAAGCTTGTACACCAATTTCAACATTACCAGCAGGCATTGCAGATATAGTGACTGCTGTAACTGTTTTAAACAGCGCAGTGCCAGCTACAGTTTCCGCAGAACCTGTTAATGTTATTGTTTCTTCAAGAGCGTTAGTAAGTACGTCTGTCCCCGTAATGGTAACAATTTTACCACTATCTGAAGTTCCGGCAGTCGTGGTACTTACAAATCTTGGAGAAGCAAAAGTAACAGTACCCCCACTAGCTAAAGCCCCAGTTATACTGAACTGTAAATTAGGTTTTTGAGCTACAGAAATACCATTAGTGTCTGCCGCGTTAGTTGATGCAGCCGTTGTGATTGGGTTCGACCCGAGCGTAGTTGCTTCTTTAGCACTTGTAGGAGAAAACCCTTTTCTATTGCATAACCTACCCGAAGCATCATAAGCTACATTGTCTGCAAGCTTTGCATACTCTGGCGTCTTTTGTACAGCCTCTCCCTCGAAATTTAATCCGTAAATTCCGGGTGCTCTAAGTACAACAGAGTGTAGTTTACTCGCCAATTAATAGTCCCCTAATACAATCCAATCTCCACCACCTTGAGCTTGCCACTTGTGCCTCTGCTCAAACGCTACAGCATCTCCTAACGCTTGTTGGTATGCCATTTGCATTTCAGAAGAAGCTTCTCCTTCATCTTCTCCTCGTTCTCTGATAGCTAAAGCTAAGGCTTTTAAATAAACAGGATACCAAGGAACTTTAGTAAAGTCTGTTTCCGTGGTCATATCCTCTTCTGGTATAATTACTTCAACATCCATATTGTAGACTGCATCCGGCACTAAGAAAAATCTAATCTTCATAGATTGGGTATTATTATAACCAGCATGAGCATAGGCAAAAGGTTCTTGTTCATCTTCATTATTAGCTTGTGTTTGTATTCTAATCCATTCAAAAGGGCGCGGTGTTAACCGGACATCCGTAGATGTATTATACACATCTATAAGTCTTGATCTTTGATTAGTAAAAGCACCTGCCCCCGCATTTTCTACATCATAAGTATGTGTACTTGCGGCTGTTGTTACAGTAATAGTATTCTGTAATGCTACCCAATCAAAAGAATCTTCTACTTCTCTTTTAGCATCATTAAGCAAACGAAGTAAAGTAAGGGAGTAGTCTGTTTCATCCACAGTACCTACTTCTGACTCGCGTAAGCGAACCAAGATTTTATTGATTAGCTGTAGTACTGTTGTTACTGTCTGCGACATTAACCACTCCTATTTAAAATAAGGGGGAGCATCTACCTCCCCCTTTACTCAGTTAAGCATCTGCAAAAGGCACGACTCGAACTCTTAAAGTACCAGAGTCTAAGTTTATAGAGCCTCCTGTGTTATTAGCTAAAACTGCTGTCACTGTATTGGCAGCGGTAACCGCCGATGTTAGCATTAAATCAGCTACATCCAAAGAGAACGAAGACATAACAAAGTCACCAAGGCTTGCGCCTGGGACAGTTACGTCTGTCGCCTCTTCATTGCCATCGGCAATAGCACCCGCATCCCAAGTTGCAGAGACAACAGGAAATCCTGATAATCTAGACATTAGATTTCCTCCTTATCTGTTTAAATTAAATAACTTCTCTTGGCATAACCATTACATAGAGAGTACCAGACCCTAAGTCTATTGCGCCACCAGTATTGTTAGCTAAGATTACAGTAACTGTGTCAGCCGCTGTTACCGTAGCAGTCAAAGTTATATCTGTGGTATCTATACTCATGGAAGCCAAAGCAAAGTCTCCTAGTTGTGCGCCAGTTACGGTCACTTCCTCGGCGGCTTCGTCCCCATCTGAGACACTACCCCAATCTTTTGTTTCCGAAGCAATCGCAAATTTAGTTACCGACTGCCCATAATAAGTGCTTGATAAAGCCATTATATATCTCCTTAAATTAAATTATGTCAGTTAAGCAACAACAGCGATTTTAACACCAGCATCATTACGAAGCTCGCCAGTACCATAAATGGTATCAGCAGTAAACAAGTCTCCTAAGAACTCTTGCTTGTACTGTGTTTGTGTACGCACACCCATTTGCTCTACGTGAACCATCGCAGATTTGTGGGCCAAGAGACACAACCGAGCGTCCTGAGAACCTTCCGTATCTGTTGGGCTATTGGTAGATACATATATCGGAATACCGTAAATATCTCCCATCAAACCGTTACGGATCGTATTAGAACTACCAGCTTCACCTGTGAACGCCTGTTCTGTAAATCGTGAAAGGCCCGTTAAGTTCTTCTTCTCAACTGGCGGTATCACTAAATAGCGATCCATCAAAGGAACATCAACATCATCAAGCGTTTGAATAGCTTTCCGAATACCTACGTCCGCTAAAGCGGCAGCATTATCTGATCCAGCATTAAAAGCCGTTGACCCATCAGACCCGATAACAGTACCCGCAGTACCAAAGTCTACAGTCGTACCTGAGCTTACTGTGTTAACAGTACCACCCTGTAGTCCGTAGCACCTTAGCCAAAGGTCACTGTCAACTTGTGAGGACAACGCAAAACCGGCATCATCAGTGTAAAAAT